ACAGCAGCAGCGGCAGCAGCTTGAGCCAACATCAAACCAGGGGCAGCCGGACCAGCAGCAGCATCTTCAGCCGCAGCAGTTGTCACAGCCGCTTCAGTAGTGGAAACAAAAACAGCTTTCAACGCACCAAAAGCTGCTTTCATCGCACTTAAACCCTTACCAATTTTTCCAGTTGCCCAAAAAGCAGCCATCGCAGCGGCAGCATCCAACAAAATGTCTTTATGGTCATTAATCCACTTGAAAACACTTCTAACCTTCTCGCCAAAATCGTGAATACCTTTTGTGGCTTTGCCGGCAGCACCATGAAGGCCTTTAGAACCAGTCAAACCGGCAACAAAACTCTGAATATAAGGCACAACATTTATAAGAATATAATTAGCAAACTTCATGATAATCGGCAACAAAGCGATACCAATTTTTTCTTTCGCCGCATCAAGATTTTGTTGCAAAATAGCCATCTTGCCTGAAAAAGTTTCAGTCGAGGCTTTCGCCGATCCATTAAATGTTTTCGACAACGCATCAACAGCACCCTTGAAGTCCTTGTGCTTGATGATTGTTTTATCAATCGGAACACCAAGACGAGTCAAGCCAGCAAAATTGCCGTTATATGCTTTCGACAATGCGACGGAAACCGCACCCAAATCCTTGCCAGTACCAGCGGAAATGTTCATTGCCAGATTCATCAACTTTTGCGACTCGCCCAAGTCCTTAGTTGATCGCACAAGTTTTGCATATGCTGGAATTAACTTTTCATTGGAAACACCATACGTTAAACGAAGTTTCTCAAGGTACTCATTTGCACCCTTCGCCTGATCCTTCGTTGCATGAGTATTGTTCTTGATAGCGATGTCGAGTTGCTTCTGTTGCTTCTCAACCTTAATCGCAGCCCGAACACCTTCCTCAGCAAACGCTAAAGCGGCAGCACCAACAGCAGCGAACCCAACAACACCCATCTTGCCAATGTGCTTGAGTTTGCCACCAACAGTCTCAGCTTCCTTGCCGACATCCTTTAACGCTTTAGAAGCTGAAACATCATGGCCATAAATCCTGACCATCAAATCGGTAGCACTAGCCACGATAACTCCTAATCATTAGTAGCGGCACTGAGAAGCAAATCAAACTCCTCGCCAGTCAAATCCCACACATTCCAAGGCGTAATCCCTGGGTAAGTGTGCATCAATAAAGGCAGATTTTTTAAGACACGATCTCTGACGGTTCTGCCTGAACCTCTAAAGGGTCGGCATCATTCTCCACCACGTCGAGAGCCTCAACCTCAACATCGATGGCATCATCGAACGACAAATCTTCACCGGCACGACGGCGAGCAATCCACACCATTGCAAGGAATACTTCACGAGAAGCAATCTCCAGCTCGTCACGCTTTTCTTCAGACAGCGACTTGCGAGCCTTGTCCGAGATGTTGAACACTGAAAACAGTTTCTCAATCGGTTTCTTAAACTGGCGTTCGATAAGCAACTGCTCACCCATTGTGATTCCACGCTCGCCAGAATCCCCTGGCAGGTTGTAGATTTTTTCATTGATTCTTACAGGCATTGCTTTTCCCCTGACTTTTCTTTTAGATGTTTTTCTTGTCCAATTCTTCAAACGCTTGTTGCATAGCCTTCTCAACTTCACGCAAAAATATTGGTTTATTCTCTTTGATAGTTTTCAAAAAGAACGGATGCGATGGTTGAGTCGGCCACTTTTCAGGCTTGTCCATTTCGTGACCGAACACAGGATGCTTCCACCTTTTGATGACACCATCAACATACTTCGGCAACTTCTCAGGCTTCTTGCCAGAACGCTGACTCAAAGCAACGAACATTTTACGATCAACCCTAATGAACACACCCGACTTCTTCTTCGCAGCTTTGACAGCCACTTTCATTGAAGCGGCAATCGAAGCCCGAAGCCCCATCCCCACAGGTTTACGAGCATGAATGTCGGACCTGTGGTCGGATGGGATAGACAAGACGGCACGTTGAGCTTTCGGAATAACTTCCTTCGCAGCCTTCTTCAAGTTCTTACGAAGGTTCGCCTGAATCTTCGGGTCAATCTTTTTCGTATTCAGGTAAAGATTCCGGAAGTCGGATTCCTTCACCTCAATCATTACAGTGCCGAATCAGTAGTCTTGTAAGTAATTGTCAACGGTGCATTCGTGCCATCGTCATACGCTGTGAAGTTGAATGTCACATCGATAACGCCAGGGCCAGAAACCGCTGGAGTGTCACCATCGAACTTGACGGCAGGGAGTTTGATTTCAAGAGTTTCAAACTCGCTACCTGAACCGATAGCAGCACCAGTGAAAGTCAACTTCAAACCAGCAGTGGTGTCGGCAAGGAACTTGGCAAGAAGAACAGTGTCGATGAACTCGGCTGTGATTTTGCCAGTAATGTTGCGGAAACCGTTGATGATTTGTTCTTGCTTCGCACCAACAGAGCCAAGGTTGTAACGGTCAGTTTTCAACGCATTGTCAACACTGATGTCAAAGTCTTTGATGTTGGCATAAGTTGTTGACACGTTATCGGTGATTGCACCTTGAGCGAAGTGGAACAAGTTCGTTGCAGCTGAGAACGAAGGTGTCGCAACACTAGCCTCAGTCTGAGTCAAACCAGCAGCATCAATACTGAACTTACCCTTGGCAATGTCACCAGCACCAACAGACAAATCGAATGAAGCAATCTTGCAACCAGTCAACTTCTTCGAAGTCATCTGGCCGTCGTATTCAGGCACACCAACTTCAGTAGTGAAAGATTTCGTGTAAGGATCACCAAGAGTGAAAACATACGTTGACACGCCAGCCGTTGTTGAAGGTGTCGGGAATGAACCCATTGAATGGGCAAGGAGTAATCCCAAACCCTTTGACGGAAGGTCAATTTCAAAATCACCTGAAGCAGCGAACGTGGTCACAACACGACGTTGTGAACGTGGCACAAGACCACCAGCACGAAGGCCCTGACCAACAACAGTATTCTTCACATACTTTGTTGACTCACTGTTGAACTCGTAGAAACGGTCAACCGTGATTGCAGTGTTGAAAGTCGCTTCCGTTTTGATGCCTAGACTCGCACCAATACCAGCACCGATAGCCATTGTTATACTCCTTCAGGGGTTGTTGTATCAGCAACAGGTGCTGAGGTTGTTGTTGTTTTCGAATCCCCTGAAGCCCAGTTAAATGGCTGGTCAAGCAAACTCGCTGCCGCATCATCTGGGACATCTACTGTTTCACCGAAAGCCACTTCAAGACCGAGGCTCGGCACAAATAAGTCACCCAACGGCGACACGTTCTTAATCTTTGCCATGATTCTTCTCCTAGGTTCTGGCTCGATATTCAACACTGAACGTCACCGAAATGGCGACACCATTGTTGGCTTGAATGTAAGACATCGAATGTGATGCCAAACGACTGTAAATGCATGAACCACCAAGGCTCACATCCGCACGAAGGGCAGTGTCAACAGCTGACAACAAGGTGGCAACTCGTGCCCGACGAGATGTTAACGACGTGCCGCCATCCCATGTTGAAAGCCAGCACTCGACAGAGCCATCTTCAAACTGTTTGAAGTTACCCAACTGAATAAACTCTTGGTTCACAGTTGACACCGACACTGTGCCATCCTCAGTGCCGTCATGACCGACAGCGATGAAGTCGCCAGGGTACGAGGAATCAATCTCAGGGCCGTCAAAGATACGCACACCTGATAGACCAGCGCTGTTGTTAAAAGCCGTCAGAATGCCGTTGATGACCTGTGGCAGGGCAGTGGTAGCCATGACTACGCCAACCCAGGCAAGGCTGGAAGGGTCAAGCAATTCCATTGCTCGGCGCGGTAGGGAATAGGTCGCGCCTGTGTAAAAGTCATCACCAGTGCCAGTGCGATTCATCACATTGACAGTGCCACGCTGAGTTTGCCAAAGGTGACGAAGGATTTCCAACACACCTTGCTGAACTGCTGGCGGTGTCACCGTATAGCCTGCAACATAAGTCACCGACACACTATTCACGCCAGAAGCCCAATACCCATAAGCGCCAAAAGCATTCGATGACAAACTCGTCGTCGTCAACCGATACAACCGTTGACCAGTCGGATCAAGTTGATACTGGCTCGAATCCAACAAATCACCATTCTCATAAACAGACGTAATCGAAACCGCCCGAGGATTACGCAAACGCAACGCATCAACATTGCCGTCATACAACTCACTCGAAATCGTGCGACGACCCAAAACAGCACCGACATAATTCTCAGCCAAATCCTGAGCTGCATCAATGAACCGACGGATTTCCTCCTGATTCGCTGAAGCTGCTGGAATATTCAAATGCTCCAACACGCTGTCATAAGAAACCACCGGCAACGTCGTCAAATCACGAACACTGAACTCGTCAGTGAACGCACTCGCATTCGCACCAGTAGCAACCCAACGCACCAAATGGCGGCCAGACTGCGACGGCGTATAAGAAATGTCATAAAGACCAGTGCCAGAATTAGTCACACTCGGAGTCGCCGACGTGCCATCAGGCAAAGTCACAGTACACGCAACAGCACCAGCATTAGCGGCATTGCCGGCAGCGTTCGTGATTGTGATACCTAAAGCAACAACATCACCCAAGTCAAAACTTGCCATCAGTTATCTCGCTTTCATAGATGAGGCCGACACAGTGCGTGGACTAGCCACAGCCGATGTGACAGAGCGTTGAGCAATACTGCCAGGAGTCGCCAAAGCACTCGCATTGTAGGCATAGTGTGCATTGTAAGAAATTGAAGAATTGTAATTCAAAGCCACACTCGACACAGCTGTCGGAGTTCGTGGACTCATCACAGTCTGAGCAACCATGTCACTTCACCTTCAAACTTGTTTTATCTATCGCAATAGAGGCATCTTTCAAACAGTCGCCATAAGACTTATGATCCTGAGTCTTGCAACCACTGCGACAATTAGGATTCTTGCGAGTCATTAGTTTTGTGCCACAATCTGCCAAACAGTGCCGTTAGAAATAATTTCACAGAATCTGCCAGCAAGTGCATTAGAAACAAAGAATGTATTTTGTGCAGTACCAGCAGTCAAAGAACCAACATTGCTAGAAGCAGAAACAATAGATGAAGTGTTGTATTTCACAAGTTTCAAAACTCGCCCAGTGTAACTTGACGCAGTCGGCAACGTAACCATACGCTGTTTCATGGCCGGAGCGGAGGGCTAGATGACACAAGGAGTCATGCAATGTTGACGCTGATCTTATTGGCAAAGATGTGGCCGCAAGGAAATCAACACATACCGGGGCTTCTTGAGGGGATAGCGGCCGCGGCGCCGACAGTGTTCCCTAAGTTCGGCTTCACGCCGCTTGCCGTCGCGATGTTCATGGGGCAAGTCTCAGAAGAGTGCGGTGCCGGCCTTGAGATGATTGAGAACGATAATTTCACTGCGGACCAGCTTGTCCGACTCTGGCCGTCGCATTTCACCGGGACGATGGCGCAGCGGTACGCCCACAATCAGCGCATGATCTGCGATGTCGCCTATGGCGGCCGCATGGGTAACGCGCCGCCACCGAGCGACGACGGTTTCAAGTATCGCGGCATGGGGCTGACCCAGTGCACCGGCAAGTCCGGCTATCTCGGACTGCAAGATTGGCTCAAGGCCCACGGCATCGATTACGACCTGATTTCAAACCCGGAGTTGGTCATCCAGCCGGCGACAGCGCTGATGTGCGCCGTTGGCGATTTCA